AACAAAAAGGCCACCCGAAGGTGGCCTAATTCATTCCAGCAGATACCCGCCAGTTATGAATCCAGCGTGAGATAGATTACCTCACTTTCTGGATTTGTTGAGCGCAAGGATGTCAATCAGCGCAACGATCTTGCCCATCACTGCATCATCTGCAGGCGTCGGCGTCAGCTTTGCCACGACAGATGCAACGGTCACAACGCCGGTGGCGATGCTCCAAAGGTCAGTCCAGTTTTCCATGATCCATTCCATGTGTGTTGTTACTCCTGTAGTTTAGCAATTGCGTCAGCAATCGCCTGACAAACGAGCCATTTCTTTTCCTGCCAAGTCTTGAGTTCGGCGGGATTGCTCAAGAAAAACAGCTCCACGATGATGCCGCCAGCATTCACGAAGGCGAGGCGACCGCGAGCAGATTTCGACTGATCAATCCATCCAGCCTCGCCGCGAAGCTTTATACCCATGGCCTTGCTGATGGCCGCCGCGATTGCCTGCGACTCTTTGCGTAGCGATGGCAGGCTGATGCACTCAACGCCACCGGCCAAGGGATTGACAGCCGCGTTACAGTGGAACTCGACCGCCAGCGACTTGCCAGCAATCAGCTTGACCGCTGCGGACAATGGTTGGTTATCTGAACCCGTGCCGTCAGAAACTGCCGGAAAGCCGGCAGCCTCCAGCTTATGGCGCACGATGTTTCGGGCTTCGACGGCAATGTCAGCTTCCCTGACGCCGTTTGCGACAGCGCCAGGGTCTGCATTGCTGTGTCCTGCGGAGAGTAGGATCATTTTATCGCCTTATACGTGGCGGACTGCGCCGCTTACGTTGATTACTGGTACGGATGCGGTTAGATTTGTGAAAACTATCCGCACAATGCCGCCATTATTCGTCACGGTCGCGACAACGCCTGCTGGGTCGTGGTGCGCCCATTGTACGTAATCCCCAAAAATAAACCCTCTAAGGTTAAATGAAATAGAATCTGTATTTCCGTGAAAATTAAACGCCAAAACATTCGATGCATCAAATGTTATTGACGTATCAATTGTTAACGTGTTTACCGCAGTTGTAATTGTTGCAAACGGAACTTGGTTTGCAATGGTCTTTATGTGGCTGCCCTCAAATGCGAATTTATTTAGCTTGTATTGATTTGCAGCCGCCGAATCGGCTAGCGCCAGTGTATCTGTCTGGTCTGCCGTATTTCTCCATACCGATTGCGCTTCAGATACGGCCTGTCCTGAAAGCAAAATGTTTGTCTGGAATGCGCTTGGGCCAGTTGTGGTATTTGCCGTTTTGCTTGGTATGCGAACGCTTACATCATTATTGAACGTGGAGAAGTCAAGCAAGTTACGGATGCCGGCACCCTCATCTGGAGCGGAAACAGCATCAAAATCACATCCCCTAAAGCCAGAAACGCCAGCCTTCACCGCGTATTCACACCCGCTAAAATAAGACGGTGTGAAATCGGATGCATTGAATGTGCCGCTATTTATTGTTTGAATTCCGATTCGGACGCCTTCGTAGTACATAGCAACGTGCCATGCTTGACAGTAAGCACCATCATTAAGAAGGCCAACGCTGTTGCTGGCGTAACCTTCTTCTGCACTGCCATTCAACTCAACTGAGAAGGAGTTTGTAGCCGTAACTTTTACAGTAACGGATGCGCTTGGTGCGCTAATATCAATCTTCAGCTCGTGAGCAGCTGCGCCGTAAAGCAGCATGGCAGGCTGGCCGCTCGCAAGCGAGGAATTGCGCGCAAGCAACTTGCCATTGTCGCCGTAGCGTGCGTAAAAGCTGCCTTTAGTACGAATAGGCGCTGAGGTGTTGTCAAAGAACACTGATTGGACTTCGCAGTGCTCTTGGAAGTTTACCAAGTCAAGCGGGCAGCCAACATTCACAAAGCTACAATTGAAAAGCTTGGCATTCAATACGCGATACGTAGTCTCGTTTGGCGCATCGTGATTGCTAACCAGGGCAGTGCTGTTCCATCTCGCTGTTTTGAATGCACTCTGTAGTGCGCTGCTATAAATGGTTGTCCCTGCCGATGCATCAGCGCCTACGAACCGACATCCATTGCCATTGATATGGACACCTGATGGCAGCAGCGCAGTGCCGAGGATTGTTATGTCTGCGCCGGAAGGTAACTCAACGACGACAGACACGCGGCCGCTTTGCATCGCGCCTGCGGTGCCATACAGGAAAGCGGCCAGAATCGCAGCATTCAGCGCAGAGGTGTTATCAGCAGAGGCGCTGGATACGCCAAACCATGCGGCAAGGTGCGGGCCATCAAACTGACGGACCCAGCTGCGGCCAAGCGCATCAACAAGCACTGTTCCGTCATTGTCGGAAGCGCTGCCAGTGCGGACAAAGATGCCGCTTGCGCCGTCAAAATAGTGGGCACGACCGCCTACTTGGATACGCGTGGCGTCGCCAGTGTATGCGCGAAGCTGGGCGTATGTTGCAGCACCGACCAGCCCACTGCCGTACTCCGCACCAAGCTCCTGCCGAGTCAAGCCGCTCATCAACTCCCACTGCGCAGCATTGAAAGTGCCGGTGGTAGTAAATGGAATGGCAGTTGCCAGTGCGTGGTAAGTATTTCCGCTGTATGTTACGGTCTGCGTTACGCGAGAAACTGAAATTCCTGATGCAAACGCCACTGGCGTTTCGTAGCCGTTGCGCTTGAAAAACTCAGCCACGGACAGGCGGGTATTGCCGAACCGGTCAACGTAAGTCCCTGCGGTCAGATTGCACAAGCTGTCAAAATCTTTGACGTTATCCAAAAAATCCGTAACGTCAGTGGATGGAATCGGAGTAGGCATTACAAGCCCTCATAAATGCGTGAGTCATACGCGGCAGCCTCAATATCAATCGTGCCATCCGCCTTCGGTTTAATCTCGGTGACAGTATACAGCCCTGCACTATTTATAGCATCAATCGCCAAGCCTACGCCAATAGCGTAACGGCTGGATAGCTGCTGAGTGCTGCCGTTCGCCACGTAAACGCCCGCTGGCAGGCTTGAAACGGTGAAGCCTCCATCGGCAGGCGTGGCGGTAACTACGGCGGTCTGATAGCCTTCCGCAGTCGTAAACACGACCTGCGCCGACGTGTTGCCATTCCACTGGATTGGCTCGCTGGTCGTGATGGTCAGTCCGTCAATCGCCAATACTTCGCCAGCCTGCAATCCGTCGTCGCCGTAGAAGTCGTTCGGGTCAACCCAGCGCACCAAGTCGCCTTTTCGTAGCGCGAAACCGTCATTCAGAACGGTGTCGGCAAAGAATTGACGCTGATACAGCAGCTTGCGGCATTCCAGCAGTGCGCGGTTATTCGCCTGCGTCTGATTGCGGCAGCCTGCCAGCTTCATTTTGCTGGGGCGCGATGGCGTGCCGGACACGATGGTTCCGTCAGTCTGGATGCGGTATCGGATGTATGCGCGGACGTTCTTCGTGGGGTCTACATATTCCAACTCTACGCCGTCGTATTGACCAGGCACAAAGCCGTTGTAAGTCAGCACGCTATCGCCACTGGCCGCAAGGTTGCGGTAGTCCAGCTGCATCACAGGGTACGGCTGTGCAGTATCACGCCGGAACGTGTATTGCAGGCCGACGCGGGACACGTACACGCGGGCGGCGTTGCAGATTGTTTCCACTCGCTCGCCTATAGACACGTCATCATCGTCAAACGTGAAATCGAAATAGCCAAGCTGCCCAAGATCGCCAATGGCTGTTAGCGATGCAACATCAAGATCACTGATTGGCAATCCGCCGACAGCAACGTACTGATGCACCACGGCGCGACGGAAATCACGACTAGCGGATAGTGCAGTGCTGGCCAGATTGCGAACGTGGCGTGTGGCAATTAGGTTAAATTTCCGGTCGCTGAAACTGGTGGCCGATTCGGTGGCCTTGGTAACGACTTTCGCCACAGTAACGCCTGGCAGTGTTTTGCTAGCGTAGTAGCGCAGTGCAGCCAGCTGTTCCAACTTCGCCACGTCGTTACCATCGCCAACGGCATTGCTTAGGCGCTGCCAGCGCACACGGTAACGGGCAGTGCCGGCAGATGGGAATATAACAGCAGACCATGCGCGATAGTCGTACGTGTCATCTGTGTATGTGTCGTCAGCGGATTGGCGCGTGCCGCTGATTTCGTCGCCGTTGCTATCAATCGCCCACCACTCGGTGCGGATTGTCACGGAACCTTTCAAGCCGCGCTGAAAAATCAGGTTCGTGCGGAATCGGTCGGCAGTCACTGGCAATGTGTATGGTCCAACCCAAATCGGGCTGTTGCCAATTGGCTTGATGCTAACCGTTACGGTTCCGGTAAATGCAGCAGTAAACGCAGCTGGCGCGGTGAATGTGAACGTGTGGAAGCCTGCCGCGGTAACGACGGAAGTCACTGCGCACGTCTGGCTAAACACCACGCTGCCAGTGCCAGGATTGTAGGTAAAACCCACTAACGCATTGCCAGTGCCGACGATGGATAGCAGATTATCCCACTTTGTGCCGGTGGCGACTTTGACGGTAAATGCCGCGCTTCCATTCGTGATAACCACGTCGGCAGATTCGGTTTCACTCGGCCAAATAGTAGGGTAGACGAGTTCCTGCCCGTTCACATCAGACACCACGAATGGCTCGGTAACGCCAAGAATGGTTGTCGTGCCGTTTTCTGGATAATCCCCGCCAACAGGCTCGAAAAACTCCACGCTACTGCCGGAAATGTCTCCAAGCGGAGTGTCGCCAGACTTGATCGACTCGCGGGTGTATTTCCCAAGCCCGACGCAAAGCCACTCGGTAACGTATTTTATGTGGTCAATATAGTATTCGTCCGACGGCTGAATAAGGTCAGGATAGGCGCGAACTTGACCATAAATGTCGGGAATGGCCTGATAGGCGCGTGCGGTGTTGGTCTGGCCGGTCAGTCGGTTGTTGGGGCTATCTTTGCCAACGGCTGCTGACGAGTTCGGAATGCTAGGCTTTGGAATCAATTTGTTCCACAAGCCAAAGGTAACGATGTTCAGCACCTTATTGACCGCATTGAACACGCCACCCTCTGGCCGACAAATCACGCGCACAGAGTCAAGCGCAGTCGCCAGCCGCTGCAACTCTTCGCACTCGGCAGGGTTGTCGATCAGCTGGCCATTGATATACAGCGACGCGCCATAGCCTGATGCAAGATGGCGCTCGATATTTTGCTGAATGGTCAGCGAGTAGTCCAGCGGCTCATCAGTAATGCCGGATGCGCCGGTAGGGTCATGCAGGATGGTAAGCATAGAAGCGGATTTCCCCGTAAATTTTCTGCACTGCTTCGATGGTGTTGATTCGCACGCCGCCTGCCATTTTCTCGTTTCCATCACAGTGCAGCAGCAAGCCATTGCCGATACACACGCCGCAATGCCACGGCTTGCCATCGCGCCAGCACATGAAGGCCGCTGCGTTTTCGACTGGCTCTGGCACTTCAAACCAGCCATGTGACGCATAGCAGGACAGATCAGTCGCCCACGTCAGCGTGACGCCAAGCACATGCTGATAAAACATATCCACTAGCCCGAAGCAGTCCATGTGCTGCCAGTCGGCGGCGTACTTTTTCCACTGCACACGGCCAATGGTGGCGCTGATGAATTCGTCAGTCTTCATAGCAGTTCCAGCCCCGTGAATACAGACACGTCATAGATACGCGCCACACTCCGACGCATGGGGTTATCAACGGTGGCCGTAACTTGCACAGAGTCGGCATTTAGCGATACTCCATCATTGCCGGACACGTACAGCGTGAGCGTTTGCACTGGCGTAGTGAGGTCTGGCGACTGGTAGCGGGCATATTGCACCGTGATTGGCTTGTATCGCCCCGCAAGCGTAATGCGCCGCAGTTGCTGGCTAAACGTGCGACCAACCACAACGCGCGGGAATTTGATAGCCATAGCCCCGCCTTTGTTGTTGCCAACCTCCGGCAGGGTAATGTCCATCCGCACAGCCTGGTGCAAGTAGCCGCCAAGCGTCACGTCCTCAAACTTGTTCGCCACAATGCGGAATGGCTGCGTGAAATCGTCGTGCGTGAACGTCAGCGCCTCATACTCCGGCGCTGGGTTTTTCGTCGTCCAGAACTCGCGCTGGCTCATGATTGCGGAACGTACAAGTTGATTAGGTAATCCAGCGGCTCGGTGAAGCCTTGCCAGCTTGGCAACTCAATCATCAGCTCGGCTGCGTCAAGATACGACTGCGGAATCACCAGCTTGCGGGCTGTGATTTTGCCGGTATACGTCCAGACGCGCGCATCGTTGCTTGCTGGCATGAGCGAGTCAGGCACGAAGCGGCACGTATGCGTGACAATGCCAAACTCGGTGCGCAGCGGCAGCGTGAACTCGTTTGCGCCGCCGTCAAGGTAGGCCGCTTGGCTGAACCACAGCCAAAAGATTTGCGCCTGTTGCTCGGTGAAACGAAACGTCAAATCCCACTGCGTCGGCACGTCGTCGCCGGTCTTTTGCGTGTACGCAGGGCCGCGGCGCGGGTCGAGCATCGCATACGTGGCCGCTTGGCTTCGCGTTTTGGTGGCTAGCGGGCTTGGCAGGCCGATTGGATACTGTATTGCCATGGTGTTTGCTCAGTGGCGTGATAGGTTTATTTTAGCATGTGGTGGCACATGCTAGTTGACGTGATGTACAATAACACCTGCCAATCGTCGTACCTAACAAAGCCAGTAGTACGCTCTCAACCCGTGTTAGCGGGGACGGTTGGCGCCATCGAGAGTGTACTACTGGCTTTTTCTATGGAATTTAAAGCATGAAGCCAAAGAACGGATATGTTTATGCAATTTTCGATTGCGAAAGGGGCATAACAAAAATAGGCAGGGCAGCAAATGCAAAATCAAGAATTGCCAGCATAGTCACTCAAGGCGGAATCAAGGAATACAAGTCTTTTTTTGTGGAGACTGGCGACTACTATGGAGTTGAACTTCTTTGTCACGCAAAATTGCATGACAAAAGGATTCAAGGAACAGAGTGGTTTTACGTGACAATAGAGGCCGCTGAAAGCTGCATTAAGTCATTTGCCGTTCAAACTAAAGATGCGAGCTGCGATGTGCGTGATTTTCATTTTTCCATCGTTGAGAAAAATGGTGAGCTAAAAAAATTAATCGACTCAATAGAGCTTGCCAATATTCTTGAGCAAAAACACCGCACTGTGCTTGAGATGATAGACAAATATGCTGATAGTTTTGAAAAGCTCGGAAGTGTTTGTTTTTTGTACTCAGAGCCAGTATCGCTACCTCAGGGCGGGCACGCAAAAAAAACAAGATACGCAATGCTAAACGAGGATCATTGCTTGTTTCTTCTTTCTCTAATGAAAAACTCTGAGCACATGGTCAATGCAAAGCTGAAATTTATCAAGCATTTTAGCCAATGCTTGGCGCAAATATCGCCAATGCAATAGTTGCTGACATAGTAAAAAACGGGGCACTCGCCCCGTTTCCCATTCCTACAACTTACTCTGCACGTTCGTTGCGCCCTTCATTGCCGACCATACCTGCCCGCTATTGCTAGCAATCTGGCTGGCCACCTCGGCAACGGCCCTACTTATCATGACTTCAGTGTCGCCATTCTGGTTTTGGGTGGCAGTAACATCAGCTCCGGAATAGTTGTGAATGATGACATTGCCGCCACCACCCAGCTTATTCGCCGGAGTCACCTCGCCCCGCGTGTTCGGCATCATGTACTGGCGGCCATTGCTGGCCGTGAACATTTCAGGCGCGCCGGTTTCGTTTACGCGGTACATGCTATCAGCCGACACCGCGCCGCCGTATTGCCTGCCACCGCCGAACGTCACGCCGCGAAGATTGGAAATAACCGCCAAGCCAGCACTGCCCATGGCTGCCATGGTGCCAAGGTTGGCCGGAAACGGTGCGGCAACACTGGCCTTCATGATTGCAGCTTGCAGCGATACCAGCGAGTCAGCCAGCGCAAACGCCTTGCTAATGCGGAAAAGGTTCTTGTAGGTATTGCTGCTGCTGTCGCCGTAGCCCTCCAGCAAAGAAGCGGCCTGACCAAAAAAGCTACCTGCCGCTTGCAGACGCGCCCGCTGCGAGTCGATTTCCAGTGCGCGGATCTGCTCCACTTTGTTGCGGGTAATGTCGATTTCGGCCTGTGCGTATTGCTCTTGGGTGATTATCCCTTGCTGGCGCAATGCGTCCATTTCTTCCAGCTGGTTGCGAGCCTGCACCACCACATCAAACTCTGCCTGCTGCTCCGGCGTCATACCAAGTCGCTGCACCGCTTCGCCAGCGTCGCGGGATTGCTTGGCGCGGTCTGCGGCTTGCTTTGCAGCCTGCTCGCCAATGGCGTACATTTCTTGCAGCCATTGGTCGGTATCTTCTTTCTCTCGCGCGCGTAGGTCGGCGCGGTCTTTCGCTGCCGCTGCCGCGATAAGTACTTGCGCTTGCTGATACTCGGCAAACTTGATCTTGCCCTCTGCTAGCAGCTTGTCGTTTTTCGCCTGTTGCGCTTTCTCCTGTGCGTCAATCTTCGCCAAGCCTTCAGCATTGGCGATGACTAGGTCGTTGATGTAGCCTTGGGAGTCGAATTTAGCGCCGCCAGTTTTTTTCTTATCGCCAGCAGCGGCTGATGGCTTAATGCCTCTGCCAAACCCGCCAGCAGTTGCCTGTGCGATGTTGCGGTCTTTTGCATCCATGCCGCCAGCGCCTGGCAATGCCAGTGCTTCTTGCGCCTGCCGCATTTTTTGGCCGGATAGCATGGTTGAGTTTATCTTGGCAATGTCAGCCGGTAGCAATTTCAGGATCTCTTTTGCCCCTGCGAAATTGCCTTCAACTGCTTGCGCTGCTGCTGCCGTCAGCCCGCCAAGTGCCGTGCCTATCTGACGGAATCCACGAATGACAAAATCACCAGCATCTGCCACGTAGGAAAGCGCTTTTACGGTTGCATCTGCCCAGCCTTTTACAAGGTTTTTTCGATTAAGCGTGTCAGACTCTTTGTCTACATCGCCAATTTGACCGGCTACCATGTCCAATACATCGCCAAGACCATCCATGACGCCAGTAAGCGCGGCAGACGTGCCAGATACATCATCAAAGTTCTTATTCAGACGCATCAGCGCGTCAATCATTGAGTCTGTAGTGGCTTCCAGCGTCTGCGGTATTTTCTGGAAATCTCTATCAATCTGATCTGCTGCCTTACCAAGCGCCTGAACCACAACGTCAGACGTCAGCTTGCCTTCCTCGCCCATTTTGCGAAGCGCGGAAACTGGCACGCCAATGCCATCCGCTAGCGAGCGCATAAGCGTCGGCGCAGACTCAAGCAGCGAGCGAAGTTCATCGCCTTGCAGCTTGCCAGATCCAAGCGCCTGCCCGAATTGCAGCATGGCGGACGAAGCCTCAGCCGCCGATGCGCCGCTGATCTTCATGGACTTGCCAAGGATTTCTGTTAGCCGTATGGTGTCTTGCTGCGTACCGCCCATCTGCAGCATGGACTGATTCAGGCGGGCAAACACACTAGCATTTGCTTCAATGCTTGTGTTCGTATCTCGACTGATGCGGTACAGCTGGTTGAATGCGGCAGTGCCAGCAGCAACGCTACCGGCTGCAATTTCAACGCGAGAAGCCAGCAGGCGCATATTGTCGGCAGCGCGCGATGAGGCGACGGCCACGGCGGAAATCGCAACGCCGATTCCGGCCAGTGCAATTACTAGCGGCTTAACCGAAGTGACCATGTTAGAAAGCGAGCGATTTACTTTCCGCTCACCATCCAGCAGCTTGCTGGTATTCATGTCTACGTCGTAGTAGATCGACCCTACGGACTCAGCCATTCTTCGCCTTCCGTTTCTCTTCAATCGCACGCTCAAGCGCTCGGTAATCTTCCTGCGTCGGCTTCTCGTGCTGTTTCTGTTCGGGGAATTTCATGTCTAGCATTTTGCCGAACTCTGTCATTGTCAGGCCGCCCGCATCAATTCGTGACATGCCAAAGTGTATCATCGCTGCGGCAATGTATTCTGACGCATCAAACCGTGGCGAATACTTGCCACTGCCGCCTGTTTTCTTCACCTTGCCGACAATGCCATGTTGCATAAGATGGCGGGCGATAATGATCTGGTCGGCGTCTGGCATTTCGCCTGCCTCACCATAGCAACCAACTAGCTCAAGGCCGCCACCGCACGCCAGAATCACCACGCGGGCAGCGTTAAGCGCATCGCTGCCATGGAGCGCGGCATACGTGCTCACAATTTCTTCAGGGCTTCCAATGGCCGCCATATTGAAAAGGGACGGGTGCAAAACATACTCGCGCCCGTCCCCAGTCATAATGCCAACCTGCCCGATTTCGGTCAGGGCTGGCATGGGCTTACAGCTCGAACAGCATCGCTTTGACGCCTACGCCACCGGTAACGGCAACGGTGCCGGACAGGAAGGCGGAGATTGCCGATAGCTTGACGTACTGGTAGCCGTTCGCCGGCACGGTGATGGCTTTTCCTGCGGAAACGTCCACAGTGCCGTAGCCGCCGACGGCAATCGTGGTGCCGGTAGAGCCGTCAACGGTCACGACAACCGGCGAAGCGGTCGTGTTTTCCAGCACCAGCAGTTGCTGCTTGGCGGTGTTGTAGGTCAGTACGTCAGACGCGGTCAGTGTAGTGACGGCAGGGGCGGCAACGGTGTTGCCTACGGTGGTTGCTGCGATGGTGGCCATGGATTACCCCTTATGCCGGAACGAAGGTTACTGCGCCGTTGGATGTGGACTCAAAAGACCACGTGCGTTCGGCGTCAAAGCTGGCGGATTGGCTGAAGCTGGTCACGAGGAACGGGCCGGTATACACGCCGTCCATGCCTTCAAGCTTAAACCAGACTTTCGGCTGGTACGAAGTGCCAGCGCCAGGAGAGATTACGGCCGCTTGGAACTCGGCTTGATTTTCTGCGGCGCTGGAGTCCAGCACTGCGTCGCCATTGAACGTAACGGTTTTGAACGTCACCAGCGAGGTGCGGGTGTAGTCCGGCGAGGTGTCGCCAGTGGTGTCAACGGTATCCCACGTAGTGTTGAACTCTTTGCCACGCAGCATGCCAAGACGCTTAAACGTCAGGCTGCCGACGGTGGCGTCCTCATTTGCTACCGCGAAACTTACGATAAAGTCGCGGCCTGTCGATTTAGCCATTGGCTATTACCTCTTGGTTAATCCGCCAGAACGCGGACATTCATTTCAAAATACGGCCTGTCATTTGTCGTATTGAAAAAAACAGGCTCGTCAGGCTGGAAGGAAAAGACGCTGCTATCTGATGAAAATGTTGCAACTCGCAGAAGCTCAAATATTTCATTGGCTTTATTTGCGGCCTCGATTCTGTTGCCGCCAACATCCCAAACGACAGCGATCGAGCACGCTACATCTCTGGTTACGTTGGCGTAACTGCCGCCATTCTGCTTTACAACAATCACCTTCCGAAGTGGGTCGTCACCCTCCATCCATCCAAATAATTGTACACCATGCTCAACTCCATAGCCATTATCTATGAGGTACTGCGCTAGAACCTCTGCTGGCGTCGGCCTGCTCATACTTTCATGCCTTTCTTGACGATTGCGTCAATCATGTCTTTGCTATCCTCGAAACCGCGCCGGAGGAATTCTTTCCGCGCTGACTGGCGGCGGAATTGCTGCTTAACGTTCGGGTCATGCACATATTCCGCATAGTTGGCCGTGTAGCCGATACGCCCGCGCCATCCGCCAGGCTTGCGGCTTACTTCTCGGTATTGGCTGTTTAGCAGCGTGCTGGTATCTATAGGCGTATATAGCGACGCATTGGCCGCGCCAACCAGCAGCACTTTGGTTAGCGTGGTGTACGCCTTCTTTTCCGTCTCGCTGATAAATGCGCCGATGCGGTTAACGATGCGAACGGTCATGTGATGATCTCGTAATCGTCAGCTTCACGATTGAACGTGTCGGCATATCGCACCACGGAGCGCACCAGCGAAGCCCCTGCCGCAATCGGGTCAGGCGTGCCGTCCTCGCCAATCTTGATGTAGTCGCCCAGCTTTGCGTTTGCGTATTCGGTGTAAATGCTTAAGCGGCTTATGAACTCCACGCCCTTATCATCCGTCTTGCGCTCTGACTTCGCGCCATAGTCACAGGCGATGGTTTCCGGCAGTGCGACCGTGCTCTTGCCTGTTTTATCGTCGCGGCCAGTTGCGCGCCAGATGGTGGCGGTAGCGGTATAGCTCCATGAGGCAAGGCTGCTCATTTCAGCACCATGAAGAAGTTACCGCTTCCGCCAGTTAGCAGTGCCGACGTGCAGCCAGTGGTATCTAGTGCGCGAATCTGTGCTTTCAGACCGTTCAGCGTGTTGCCGTACTTGTATGACTGGCTCGCACCAGACGGTGCGGATTGCGATGTAACCTGCCTGCCTTGCGCTTGCATGGCCAGCACGGCTGCGGAATACATCAGAATGAGCGTAATGTCGTCATCGCCTACGCCTGCTCCAATCAGGCACGCTTCCGTGGCGTTAGCTTTGTTGACCATTGCCTGCAGCATGAAGTCCGGCACAGTCACGCCAAGCTGGGTCAGGTACGTTTTTAGATCGGTCGTGGTAATCATAGCGGCCACCTATTTTTGATGTGTTGATTATAGCAAGAATCCATTGGCGGCGATGTGGTTGTGTTGTTATTGTTGACGTGTCTGTTTAATGCGTACATATGAAAGGGTAGAAAATGAGCGAATGGATTCGTCACCGTGGCAGCAAGAGTATGCCGAAGCGGCTGGAAGGGAAGTACTACGAAGCAATGCGAAGAGATGGAACGATTGCCGCGTTTGTAAATTCTTGGCTGCATTGTGGGCGAGATTCTGACGTGCTTAAATACCGAATCACCGGCAACATTGCCCCGCCCGACCACTCCAAAGGCTTCCCCGTCGGCACTACTGCAAAGGACATTGGGGCGAAGGTGGGGGATGAGTTTGTCTCGCTGATTGATTATGTCAGCTTCAAAAAAGGAGACATCATCAAACTTGCTGAAGATGATGAGTCTGATATGCCGTACTTTTCAAAAGATGGAAGCATGGAAATATCAGGCTTCCATTGCATGCGATTTAGCGAACTCGCCCCCATCCCACCAAAAACCGCCATCGAGCTGCAAGCGGAAGAGGTGGGTATCCCTGAGCCGGTGCAGTTGGTTGATGCGGATGGCTGGATTAAGTGGAATGGTGGGGAGTGCCCAGTGGCGTATGATGCTATTGCTGAGGTAAAGTTTAGGAACGGGCATACAAACACGAACCCTGCCGACGTATGGAGATGGGAGGATCGCACTGGGTCATGGTCAATAATCGCATACAGAATCCATCAAGAATGGCCGGAAGATCGCGTTGACGTTGTTGGACAGAATGGTAATGATGGCTTGCACTACGACGACACCCACCTCGGCATCAAGCGCCCCGATGGCGATGGCTGGGTGAAATACAATGCCGGTGATGTGGTTGATCTGAATGGCGTGCATCATGTTTCATTCTATACAACGGAAGGTGGCTTTGGCCGCCTTGCCCCTGTGATAGATAAATGGCATCCGCGCAGCAATGTGGCATGGTATCGACTGAACTACGAAACCGGCACTGCTCACGTAACACCAGCCGCCGTAAATGTGATGGTTGATCTTGGTATTAAAGAGCCAACCACCGCCCCCGACTTCCTCCAATCCGCCATTAACACGCTCACCCAGCGCGGCAAGGACTACGACAAGCCGGAAGGCGAACGCAGCGCAGCAGCTGTTGCTGTGGCGTTTAACGCTATCACTGGCCGCAATTTGACTGAGGCCGAAGTGTGGCTGATCTTGCAGCTGGTGAAGGACGTGCGACAGTGGCAGAACCCTGGGCGATACCACGCCGATAGCGCGCTTGATTGCGTGGCTTATGCGGCGTTGAAGGCTGAGGCGTTGGCAAACAACAAGGAAGGGAAATAATCATGGCAAAGCAAGTTATCGCATTTGGTCGCCGCATGGATGAGCGCAAGGCTTTTATTCTGTGGCTTCTCATCACCCCGCATGGTTGGGCGTGCATTGGCTCTGTGCTATTCGTGCTGGCAATTTGCGCCGCTCCTTTCGTTGCCGTTGGGGAAGGCTATTCCGACGGCGAGCGCATTGGCGTTATTACCAAGCTTTCCAAGAAAGGCGCATTCAACAAGACGTGGGAAGGTACGCTGCAAGCATCTGGCAATGACGTGTCCGGCCTGAATGCTTTCGAGTTTTCCACGCTTGACGACAAGGTAGCGGAAAAGATTTCTGATGCAGCCGATGAAGGCAAGCGGGTTAAGCTGACGTATAGCCAATACTTTCATCGTGGCACATACATTGCCGGAACAAAGTATGAAATCACTGATGTGGAAGTGATGAAGTAACAAAAAAGCCCCCAATCGGGGGCTTTGTCTATTCCTGCTCGGCTTTTGGCGGTCTGCCACGCTTGGATGGCGTTGCTACCTCAAGCTCCAACTCTTCAAGCACCACCACATGATGCTCAAGTGCAGGGTGCAGGGATTGCAGCGTAAGCTCGTCGCCAACCTTAACGCTGAAATCCCACGGGCTGATTACTCGAACCCGTACCATGCATTAACCCAAGTTGCCAGCGTAGAACACGCCGCCACGACCGTTTACATCACCCTTGATCTGCAAGCCCATTGCGCCGTAGATCATGAAGTTGTAATTGTCGATAGGCAGACGACGCGGAACCGGAACCACGGACAGGGCAGCGCCAACCAGCGGGCTGATGTATTCGCGGTCACGACGGTACGCGAAGAACTCGTTGCCGGACAGTTTGAAGGTTTGGCGGAACTCGCCCACGCGACCCATGGTGTAGCGCAGCACGTAATCCATCAGAGTGCCTTCTTTGAAGCCACCGCTAGTGGAGTACACCAAGCTCAGACGGCGCATCATTTCCGGCGATACCCAAACGATGTCTACCTTGTCCAGATAGTTGTCATCCAGCTGCTTGATGAAATCGCGCTGCCAGAACTTCACAATGTTGTCGTTAGTGGTGGCATCTGCGGACAGGTCGATGTTGAAACCAGACGCGCCCAAGTTGATTTTCTTAGTGTTGCGGTGGTTTTTGATGCCCTGACCAGTAGCGCCATCGGCCTTGATGTTTGCATCGCCGTTCAGCATGTAATCGGCGACGTTGGACATTACCCACTTCATCTTCAGGGCTTGGGCTTCAACTGCGTAGTCGATACCCTCGGACAGGCCGCCTTGCGCCTTGCGGAAGTTCACGCCGTAGCCAGCGGTAAAAGCTGGAATCGGGTCGCTATCGTACTGGATTTCGTTGTGGTCTTGGCTGAATGGCGCTTGGAAGTCCATCGAGCGTTGCACGCTTTGTTCCAGATCGGTGCCGATAGCGTAGGCGCGGGATGTTTTGCCGATGTTCAGCGGGGTAGCAACACCCAGCAGGTCGGTCAGGAACTCGCGGCCTTGATCGTTATCGCGCACGCGCAGGGTGGTGCGGTCGGTTTCGCGCCAGAAATCCAGACCTGGCTTGCCGGAGTTGGCTTGCAGGCTGAATTCATTGGCAACGCGGAATTCCGGCTCAGTCATCGACTGGCCGTACATATCCACGATGCCTTTCTCGGAAATTGCACCGATTTGACGTTGATTCAGCACCAGCTTGAACTGGCTTGCGTGGTTCGCGTTGAAATCCTGCGATTCAGGATTCAGGTGTTTCGGGTCAAAAACGTACATATTTGTTTTCCTCTTAGGCGAAGCGGACGCGAACCAGATCGGCGGATGCGCCTACGGTAAACACTTCTTGCGAGTAGGCAATAACTTCATCAGTGCCAAGGGTCGCAATCTTCAACTTGCCAGTGCCATCACTGGTCAACGGGGTGTCGATTTTCAGCACGGCGGAAGCAACTACCAGTGCGGCAACTTCGCGGCCGGTTTCGGCAAACTCGCCAAGGCCGGTTTCGCCAGATGCAACGGCGTCGGTGATCTTCTTGCCTTGCAGGGTATCGACGTTCATCACGTAGATAAAGTCTTGCTTCTTGCCTGCGGTGGCATGAACGACAAACGCGCCGCTAGCGTTCAGCTTGCAGATAGTGCCAGGCAGCAGGGCTGCGCCGGTCAGCGCGGTACGGGTGATGGACTGGCCATCCAGATTGATGCGGTTAAAGCGTGCCATTTGTTACCCCTTAGAACTTGTAGCCGGTAAAGCTAGGCTGTTGTTTGTCTTGAGTGGCATTCCCCACCACCACCGGAGCGGCAGCATTCACAGCGGCCAGCTCTTGCAGTCGTTGCAGCGGCAGTGCCATCAGGTCGTCAGCGGTCAGTGCCGAGTTCACGGCCAGCTTGTCGGCAATGGCTTTTTTCTCGCCTTCGATGCGTTTCTGCTCGTTGGCTTCCATGGTGGCTACGGTTTCGGTCAGCTTGGCGACCTGCTCATGCAGGGGCTTTGCCTGCAAAGCGTTGTAAGCCGCGAGAACGTCAGCGTCACTGCGCCCTTCGTGGCTAATGCCTGCCGCATTCAGGGCGGCAATGATTGCGTCTTTCATCTGAGATGATTCCTCGCGGTTGTTAACTGGTACGTACTCAATGCGGCGCTCGACTTTCGTCGGCTCGCCCACTAATGATACAACATTTTCGCTATCGATGTTGTAATCCGATTTGTAAAGGCTATCGCCAATGCGGAAAACAACTGACTTGTCGTAGATTTCAACAGACCACGCACGATAGCCATCTGGCTGCGACGGCGGGAATGTTGCGTTTAGCAACTCATCAATACGCCGCTCAATATCGCGGAACGACAGCGGATCATTACTATTAACGCGCAGATCCTGCGCTGGCTTTTGCTTCACGTCCTTTACCTCAAGGTTGACCATAAAAACCGGCTCTTCCGCGCCTTCGTGGTTCAGCCACATCCCCACACCTTCATCTGGCGTTCCTGCGCCCTGCTCATCCAGCAGAATGGCGAGGTGGTCAAACACCATATCGGAGGCGACAGCGTTGTAAGCCTTGCCCTTACTCTCGCCTTTTGCGGCAGTCTTACGCAGTAGTACGCCAGTGCTGACGTGGATAGGCTCGCCAGCATTGCCTGCCATGGCGGCGTCAAGGCGCTCGATCAAGCGGCGGCCATTGTCCATAGCCTGCGCCTGGGCTTCGTTCACGGTAATGTCAACCAGCACCGCGTCGCCTTCCTTGCGTGCATTGGTCACAGCAGCGCCAACCCAATACTGCTGCATGGCGGTCGCATTGGCCGCGCTGACGTATTGGCCGTCTGCGTTTTTGGGGTGGCCAATTGGTGCAGGCGTATCGTTCAAAGACGGGTAAGCCTTATTGACTTCGGCAGCAGGATAGAGGATTGAGTTGAGCGTTATATCGTCAACGATAGGCACAACATCACGGATGGTATACATCCCGTTGGACTTGCTGATTTTGGCCGAATTGACGGCACTTACAAAATGGACGCGCATCGCTTGCACCATCAGTAGAAACTATATGGTGAAAGTATAGCATAGAGTTTTGCTATGGCGTGGGCGAAGAAAAACCCGCGCGGGGCGGGTTAGTGGTGGGATTACAGCTTGGAAAAGGTTCTGACGATAACCATTTTTTCTTCTTCCTTGCAGTCTAGGTAGTAAGCATCATCAATCCAGTCAATTGAATCTGGATCTGAGTGCTTACCACCGCCGTACCAGTAAGTCCAGCCAATCCAGCGGCCATCCGGCGTCTTTGCGGCTACCGAGTTTGATTCATAGTGGCGACTGTATTGTGCTTCAATGTCAGTTTCCACTTCGCCGCAGCGGATTTCACTTCTTGCGTCCTGCAGATCGCCGTCATCATTGTCGCACTCAGTTTCATAGTGCTCATCAATTTCGCTTGGCAAAATTTGCACTGGCTGTTCGCCGCGCCATTGTTGACGCTTGTTTAGGATAAGCAGTTTTACTTGCTGCGCTGCCGTAAAGTCTACGTTGCTCACTTCATCATCCTCGAAAAAAGTTTCCACATGGTTTTGCGCACCACCCTCTGCACCACAGTGCCGCGCCGTACTGCGTTAATATCGCCCAGCAGGCTGGCTAGGCGGTAGAGGAGGTTACGCATTAATAGCTGCCAAAAATGCGGCGTGCCGTTCGTCCGCCGTCATTTCTCTGGTTAGAACAAGGCTATGCAGATTACCATCAGCATTGATAGCCCTGCTTTCAATAACCAATCGCCCATCTTTTACCGCATTCCGATATGCGGCAAAATCTTCAATAAGCCCAGCCGTAGGTTCTGGTGGATTTTCTGCAAGATTGGCAAGGAACTCCACATCCTCGCTGGTTAGTTTTATCTCTTCATCCATCACATCACTCCTCATCAAATAGAGCCTTCATCCTATACGCGCAATCTCTACGCGTCAACAGCCGTCTTTTCCCACTGTTGTTTTTCGGCAACTACTTCTTAGCCTTGTCGCCGTATTGGCGCTGCCATGCCTCGCGCTCAGCCGTCATGCTGTTTTTTAGCTTTTGCGTAAGCTGCGGCACGCCATCCTCAATCAACACCTCCGTTATCGCGCAATAGCAGTTCCTGCGGTTTCCTCGCTCGGAGTAGAACTTGTCTATCTCTGCCTTGGTGTACACCTTCCCATTTCTGGAGGCGTGCCAAGGTCTTGTGAACCACTGAAGCGTGCTTGTCCACAGGTACTTGATTTCAATGCCAAGCAGCTCTTGCGTATCTTCGCCTTCGCCCATCTTGGCCTGTCGCAGCGTGTCGGTGATGTGCGTTTGCGCCATGCTCCACGCTGCACGCTGATCCATGCCAAGCCGCTCGACCAGCTTAGCTTGGACAATCTTCGGATTGTCACCAGCTGCAATACCTTCGGCGATGATGGACGTAATGCGCGATTTTTGCATTCCGACTAAGCCGTCCCAATCGCCGTATGACTTTTGCAGCGCAAATTCAATTCGATTGCGGTAGCCATCGGACATCATGGCAACTTGCAGCGGCCTTGCCTGCGCATAAACCGGAGAAAGTGCGGCTAGGTTGATGGATGCTTGAGTCAGCCCAAGCTGGCCGGAGCTTTCGATGTACTCAGAAAAGAAGAACGATCGAGCGCCACCAGCTAGCAGCTCATCAAAGAATGCATCGCCAACGGCTTGCCTCAATTCATCCATCCGCGATGCAGGAAACTGGTACGCCCCATCAGCATTGAACGCTAGCCACGGGATGCTATCGAAGTAGGCCAGCACCCGCGCACCGATGCGCTTGTACCGCGCTTTGATTTCCTTGTCGGCGCTGGATAGCAGGCGGTCGCTGCCAGTTGGGTTTGCTCTGGACTTCGGCACTATGGGGTTGCGGATGCGTTTGTAGGCCATCAGCAAACCTTATCCGGCGTCACGCCAAGCAATTTAGCCCACCACGGAATCATGCCATCGCACAGCCGCGCTTTTAGGTTGGTAAGGTTTGTATTCATCTGCCAATCTTCAATGTCTACGATTCGCACAAAGCGATAGTCGCAGCCGCTCCACGCATAGCCTAGCGTGTAATCTACGCACTCGCCAGACTCCAGTTTGTTGACGTAGTGCGCAGTGCAAGTGCCATCGCTATTTATCATAACGCACTCAACTATCGACACCGCCATTCCAGCTTTAACGGCATGGTATGCATTCCACTGGCATCTGTGGTTGTGCAATGGCAGAAAGTCTTTCTTGTCTGCCATCTTGAGTTTGCACGGGTACATGTAGGCGGCGCGATTGCCAACGGCTTTGCTTATTTTGTCTATCATTTCAGGCTCCTTATGGTGCCTTGATGATATACGCCACACGACAACGTGTAAACTAAACCCCCACCTTCACATGCGCCACCGCCGTATTGCTGGCCACCACTGCATACAGCCTGCCGGAATGCGCCACGACTGGCTCATAGAACGTACCGGCGTCGATCTTCTCGCCACAGGCAAGCATCAGCGTCTTGGCATCAGTTTTCTGCTGCGCCGTCCAGTCTGCCACATTCAGCGGCAACTCTGCGCCGTCGCCATTCACCCCAGCATATATCTTGCCGTGCCAGAAATAGATAGCCTGCTGGTCGCGGTTCTGAATCGCAATGCTCTTGATGTTAGGACGGCCTTCCGTTACCAGTATCACCGCATCCGGCACGACACGGCGCACCGATTGCACCAGCGCACGCGGGGCGAACTCATCGCCCGCCGATTCATCACGCCAGAACACAACACGGGCGTATGCTGCACCGACAATGCCGGAGAACGTCACACGGCCTTTGGTTGCCATGCCGTGATGCGTTGGTGCGTCGTATGTGCCGGATGCAATCATAGTGGCAGGCAGCGGCACGGCGTTATCCATTGGCACGAACACATTACCCAGCGCTGACACCTCAGCAGTAACAGTGCCTGCTGTCGGCGTGGCTGGAACCTTGCCGAGCGAGTCGCTGAAGAACTCCACATGCACCACGCACAGGCCGTAATCGCCGGACATTTCTTCCGTGTAGTGTGTGCCGGTGGTAGGCACGACGAAAGCCGCGCCAGACTTCGCGTTATACAGCATCGCCATCTGGCATATCCTCTTCGGCTGGTGCGTTATCTTCTCTCATGCCGTCAATGACAGCCTGATCGATAGGCTCATACCCCGCAGCCGTGCGAATTTCGTTCTCATCAAACGGCTGACCCATTCCAGCATCCATCATGGTTTTGTTGATGGTGGCCAACTTGGCAGCGTTATCGAACTTTTCAGCGTCAGACGGCGCCAGCAGGTCGCACCACTCAATACAGAACAGCTCCATCGCCGGAATCGCGCCGATCTGCATCAGGCGGCGCAACAGTCGGTCAATAAACGGGTCAATATCGTTAGCTTGGCGGGACATGGCCGTCATCGCCCAATCTTTCTGATCCTCAGCACTGGCAAGGCGTCCGGTCTGCTGGCCGAACAGTATGGTGAACGGAATGCCGACAGATGCGGCAAACTCGTTAGCGGCAACTGTCCATGGCCCCGTCGGGTCAGCAACGGTTACTTGCAGGGTGTTCAGGTCGCCACCTTGCATCACCGCGCTGGCGTCGATGCTCGTGTTCAGGTCACGGGCTTTTTCGTCCAGCACTTCCGACACTTTCGCGTCATTGCCGTATGCAGATTTCACCGCATCGGCCACGTCCGACTCGCTGTCAAACTTGAACACCAGCGTCCGGCTCGCATTCTTCCGGTAGCTCTCGCCACTGGAACCGCTGATCTTCTCAAGGTCGGCAAGCCGGTTAAAGCCAGAACGCAGCAACGGAACGCTATCGAACATATCCCGAACTTCGCCGTCACAGTGGATCACCACGCGGGACGGGTGAACATCCTTCCACTCTTCCGGCTGGCCTTGCGTGTCCACGTGGTTGCCTTCCGGTAGCCTGGTTCGGTACTGGTACATGGCAGGCAGGCCGAATGTCTGGCTGTTCAGGTCGCTATCCCACTCTGTAACGCGCAATTGGCCTTCGTAGACTGGCACGACTTCAACCAGCGCACCACGCCCAGCGGGAAGCGACACATCGCGACCGTCAGCCACGCGCAGGATTACCGCCGAGAACCTGCCAATCATGCGGCGCTTATCGGCCTCGCGCACCTTGTCCCACAGCTTGAGCTTGCGGAATAGGTCGCTGACAGTGTTTTCCCACGGCGTCGGTTTGTCGTCGTCGGCTTCGTCCTCGCCTTCGCGCAGCTCTTTGATGCGCGGGGCTTCTTGCCAGCACTTGCGCAGCAGCTTGTCTACCGCAGCAGTTGCGGCTGGGTTGCGCTGGTAGGCATTGAGGTAGTTCTCGAAGCACAGGTCTGTCTTGTAGCCGAACTGCGCGTAAAGGTCAGGGCTTTTCGCGTCAAGCTGCACGCCGAACAGCTGGGATAGGTCACGTCTTGGTGATTGCATGATAGCCACCGTAAATCACTGATAGCTCAATGATAGCATGGCTGGCGGTGGGCGTGAAAAAAGCCAGCGCAGGGGCTGGCTTGGGTGGTTATTTAAGGCGCAGCACAGGTTTGTCGTTGCAAACCCGTCCGGTTAGTACTGCCATGCCAAAGGCAACGTAAAAAAGCGTTGCGCTGTGTACGCTCATGCCTATGCGGGCAATCGCCTTTTTATTTTCCTCCACCAGCTCAAGGCCGCACTTGGCGCAACAGTCATGGTGGTTTCTTGGGTTTCTAATAGCAGTTGCTCGCCTAACCTCTATCGCTCCGCACCGGCAGCGGCATTCGTATTTTGCCGGTCTGGTTGCCACCTTCTTTACAACAGTGAACAGTCCAAACCTTGCACCGCTCGGAATGTCGTTGTCTGCCTTGGCGACAGGACTAACAGCATGGTTTGATTCTCTCTCCTGCTTGGTAAGGTGCCAGCCACAACAAACGCCACACTCATACACGTACAAAGGCGTTCCAGACAGTAGCATCCGGCGATACGCCACCGTTTCCGCCACTTTCCTTGTTTCGTACATGGATTTGCTTTGGCAAACCTTAACCGCAGCGGTGTCATGCAGCGGTATCAACTCCATCACACCCCCTCCGGCCGAGCCGTCAGCGACTCGCGCCAGTCGATTCCCGTGGTGTCGATGTTGAGAGAACCGATATTGGCGGCCATACATCCAACGCACGGTATGTAATCGTCACTATCCTGCTCCGGCTTGTGAGTGTAAATATATAGGCCGCCGACCGCATCCATCGCCGCCCACTTGTACTCCGGCTTGATATGCTCCCACGGAATGACGAGTTGGCGCGGGCGGGTGCGGTAGGCATACTTCGGAAGTATCACTTCATTGTCAGCTTCAACCCATGATTCGGATATAAGTATTTCCGCATTCTCTGCTGCGTGCGCCTCAACAATCGCGCTCCGCTCCTCCGGCGTCATGTCGCGGAAGGCTTTCTTTTCGTGGTTTGGTACGTTCATTTCATCACCTTTCTATCGCTATACCATGTAATCTCAACTCGCGCCCACTTGCTAAATGCCTCGAATGGCGTTGCACCGCAGTAGCCATAACGTCGCCCTCGGCACGTCCATCCGCCATTGGCTCGGAATATGTGCGGCTTCTTGGTCATTTCTTCCTGCCTTTCGCAAGCAGCCACAATAGATATGCTTCTTGGTAGGTCATTTTTTCTGATCCATCAGTTGGTTGATGCGGCGCTGCACGTCCTCAATCGCCTCGTTGTAAAAATCAATTGCGGCTATTCGATAATCATAGTCACCAATCCGGCTATCATCATGCTCGCGAAGCTCCGGCAACACCAGCGCCGACAGCGGTACACGATCTTCACGCCGCTGAACGATCTGCAACAGCGACTGATAGGTAAACGGTGCCTGCTCCATGTCCTCAGCACTCATGCCATCGCAAATGGCCTGCATTGCGCGATTACGGCACTGTGCAGCTTGGTACACATCCCACGCCAGCCTGACTTCACGGTCAACGAAAAGCCCGCAGGCTTCGGTTGTGTTTTTGCCAAGCTGGTGCATCAGGTCGATAAAGTGTTGTTTCATATTGGCTCCTTGTTTATCTCAGCCAATAATAGACACGCCACACATACGCGTCAACAAACAGTTAACGGCAGTGTTGCGTTTTGGTCACAGGTGGATGGTGGATTTTTTCGTCACCAGCGGGGCAAGATCATGCATTGCCCAAACCATCGCATCCATGCGGTCTGGGGACTCGTCAGACTCGGCAGGAACAAACTCAAGCATCTGGTTTTCCAGCTTGTACAGCCCGCTCGCGGCATGCGCCACCTTGCCTTGCTCATAAAGTGCCGCTACTGGCTCGGCACGTGAGAACTTGCCCCTGCTGGCATGTACTCGCTTAACGCGCCCTTTAAATCCAGCCGTGCGCAATACATGCTCCGCCATATCGCCACCCTGGTTCGTTTCAATCACGATAGCGTCTGCATCAAAGTCGCCATAAGCCTTGATGGCAGCCTTCGCCCAGCCGTCAGGGCTGTACTTGCCTGACCTGTCTCCATCAACGCTGTACCTTTCCCCTTCGTATGAGCTGGCAATGACAATCCCCGTCTCATCGCTCTTTTTCTTATTGGTCGCGGCTGGGTCAATCGCCACCACAGTACGCAGCTTTTGCCCGCCCCATCGGTTAGCACGAGCCAGCTGTAGCAGCTCCTCACGCCACAGCGCGCCCTCAGCATTGAATCGGCGCGGCGCTTGCATGTACTGGCTTTCAAACGTCCGGCGATGGCTCATCAGTGCCACGCGGTGTTTCTCGTTGTGCTTCACCGGCCACAGCCAACCATCAGGCAGGCCATGCGGAATAGGCAATCCGTGCGTGTACTCCTCAGGGTATGGCTCAGAGTTGTCAATCAGCACGGGCAAGTTCAGATGATGCCATTTCTCGCCGCTGCCACCAGTCAGCAAATGGCCGGTTAGGTCGCGGTGGTGGACGCGCTGTTGGATGACGATAATTGGCGTGGATTCCACAGCGAGGCGGGATTTCAGCGTGTTGCTGAACAGATCATTCACCTCCTCGCGCTGGGTGTCGGATTCTGCAGCGTTCGGCTTTGTCGGGTCATCGATAATCAACGCCCCCTGCCATCCTTCGTGCATGTGGCCAGCACGAAAACCGGTAACTTGACCCTTAGATGACGTGGCATACACCCCACCACCCTGCGCAGTCCACCACATGGATTTGCTGTCCGAATCGTCACGCAGCGCCATAGGCCACATGCTCTGATACTCGCGTGACTTGATGATGTTGCGGGCGTTCGAGCTATTCAGCAGTGCCAGCGTGTCGGAGTAGGACAGATGCAGGAAACGAGCCGACGGGTTCAGTGCCAGCCCGTAGGCAATCAGGTTGATAACGGCAAGCTCGGTCTTGGTATAGCCTGGCGGAATGTTGATAATCAGCCTGTTGATCTCGCCAGCAATCACACGGTCAAGCGTGTGCGCAATGACTTCGTGATGCGGCGCAATGATCATGTCACCGCCAGTTCGCCACTTGAAGAAGTGCGCACCGAAGCCTAGAAAGCTGCCAGCCAGTGACTCACGCAAAGCGGCAATACGGCGCGACTCCTCCGTTTCCGCAAATGCGCTGGCCTGCGTTTCTATGGCTTCGATTGCCTTGGCGGTTAGGCGTTTAGCCATTGGCGCGGTCTTGGAGTAGCTGTTCTAGTTTCTCCAGCCTTTGCACCAACTCCGTAACCTCCCGCACCTCGATAGCAGCCTTGATAAGCTGCGCCATCTGCGCGGCAACGTCTGCCGGAATCTCTGCATTGGCCACGGCAGCAATGATCTTGTCCAGCTTGTCGGCTGGGCTGTCTTCCGGCTTGATGTCTACGGTGAAGTTTGGATATGTGGCCTTTGGCACAGGCGATAGGCGAACGAGGATTTCGCGGAATATCATCATATCGCCCTCAAGCGCATGATTGATAGCTCGGTCAAGGAACTGCTCTTCACTTTCGCCAGCGCGTTGCAGGGCTTCAACTAGCAATGTGGCGTATGACTTGCCGCGTCGTTTGGTTGGTTGGTATTCTTTGCTAAACGGAATCTTAGGCATTTGTCATTGGTATCCGTTGGTATTTGTGACTTTTAGTATACCAAAAACCCCGCTTTTTGGGCGGGGCTTGTGAGTATTAGTAACAGCTAGAACGGAAACGATTGATCTTGCAACGCGTCAGCCACGCGTCTGGCTTTCTGGTACGGCGTCAGCGGCTTGTAACCCGTGCGGATTACCTTACACCCTGCTGGTGGCGCGGTGCGCTTATCCAGGTAGCGGATAGTCTCGCCGCTGTCGGTGTCGATTATGGCGTAGGGTTTCATTGTGCGGCCTTTTTCAGATGCATTTTTAGCGACTTTGGGAAATACGGCCAGCTGTAGCTGTAACCGTGCCTTTCTGCGAACTCTTTTACCTTACGCTCGCGCTTGCAACGCTGCTGGAAGTCTAGGCATTGGCAGCCGCCGTCTTTGCGTTTGCATGATGGGTAGCTGTGGCAGATGGTCATTACTGGCTGCCTTTCTGCGCGGCGCGGTCGATGCGCTCAATCTCGGCGGCGATCATGGCGCCTGATTTCACGAGATTGCGACGGTAGGTCGTGGGCTTCCACCAGTGCAGCGGCCACGGCCACACAGTAGCGCCGCATATTTTGAGTTGATCAGGGTTTGTGCACAGAGCATATGTCGCGGCAGCGGCCGCCAATTGGCAGTCGTTGTATTTATCGTCACGCTCCGGCGTCCAGCCTTCCACCTCAATCTGGCGGCGTCGCTCGGCGGCAATGTCGGCCAGGGCAGCAGACAGCGGGGCAGCCTGCGGCGCGGCAGCGGTCAGGTGGCGTAGCGCCCAAGCTGCCTTGTCTGCCGCGTTCATTGCCCAGCCAGGCTTGTTGTCCGGCAGTTCTTCCAGCAGCTCCAGTGCATCACACACTGCGTCGAAGTTCACGCTGTCGATGACGTGTTCGCGCCCGTCTATTCCGTCGCGCTCCTCGCTGTCATCTAGTGCAATATTCACGGCACGGGTCAGCGCAATCAGCTTGGCAATGACATCACGCGCCACCGGCTCGGCCTGCTGCGCCTGCTCGGCGGCGGCGATGGCAGCGTCAATGCGGGCGCGGTCGTGCTGGTCCAGCGAATGGAAATAATTATCACCGTCCGGCGATGCGTAGCTGTACGCCAGCTTGGCCGCATCCAACAACTGCTTATTCACGTCTTCCATCTCAATCACCTTTCACGTTATCAACACCATAACAATATACACGCCATCTTTCCGCGTCAACAAAAACAAAACCCGCCATTGGGCGGGTGTGTGGTTTGTGCGACAGGTTAGCCTTTCCGGCTTTCCCGTATCTCACGGCGTATGTTGATGACAATCAGCACCACCGACAGCGTAGCACCTAGTGCAGCCGCAATCGTCGCGGCTAGCGCCTGAGTCTCTGGCGTGACCATCAGCCAGCCACCAGCGGTTACAGTCCCGCCAGCGGTGGCATAGCCCACCTTGGCGCTAGTCAGTACGTTTTCGATCGTTGCGCTCGCGTCTTTCACGGCATTTCCTTCGTATGGCGATGACTGCTAACACTAGAAGCAATCCGAACCACAAAACGGCGGATAGCGTCTGCAATGTGGTTAGGATGGAATTCATCTGGTATCAGCATGGCGATTAGTTGGGTTGCGATTAACGCATCTATGGCCGAATCATAAACCATTGCCGGAATCAATGCAAAATAGAGCAAGGCATGGCATGCAATCGAAATGCCAGACAGGCCAATCATGCGGATGGTGAAGTTTGATGCAGGAAGCATATACAGCGCCAGGATCATCATTGCATCGAATGACGACATAGCGAACATGTACACCTCATCCGACACGGTCATCCAGTACGCTGCATGCTGCAACACGACAATGGCCGCGATAGCCTTTGCCCGCTCGTTACGCAGTAGCGCAGCGAGTATGCAGACGTAGGTAAACGCGGCCATTGACATGATTACTTCTTCTTGCTGTTGCTGTCTTTCGACTTACCTTCACGACCCTGTGCGCCGTCTTTGTTCTTTGCAGGCATGATGTTTACTCCGTGGTTGATGATGTGGGAATTGTAGCACTATTCGGCGGAGCGGGCGCGGATGGCGGTGGCTGCACTCCATTCGCCAAAATCCGCAGGGTGTACATTCTTCCGACGACACTCATCCATATAGTGATTCCAAGCCGTAATTGCGCAAGCCTCGCGCTCAGCAGCAACGCAGGTCAATGATTCTTGCTTGGCACTGGATTCGCCAAGCCTGTATGTCTGATAAAACAGTTCTCTTCCAATAGGGTATTCCTCGCCCATCACGCCACGCATAATCAAGTCGCTTGGCAAAATTGGCGTGATACCTTCTCGGGTGCTTACGTGAGTCTCGCCCTGCCTTTGCTCGCGCACATGAACGGTTACAGGCAACTTTACGCATGGAGTCCATTCGGCGGACAGCGCCACCGGCGCGGCCTGATGGCACCAGCCTTGCCCGCTATAGCACGCCTCGCATGCGCGCTCATCGTTGCAGCGGCCCTTTGTTGCTGGCGAAGCTTCTGGCAGATGCGTATTCGTGCCAGGCATGGCACGGGCACGTATTTCTGCAGCTTTTTCGCGGTACCATTCAGCGTACCCGCTGTACTCCAATTCCCGAACAGCGTCATCGGCCATTTTATCCAACACTTTCGCGCACGCTTCCCGCTCGTCACGCACGCCGCGCTGGTAGGCCGCCATGGCAAACGTCTCAAACATGGATTCGCAAATTACCAATTCATGCGGAAAATATTCGCCATCTGATGCTGGAATTGCACCAGCCTCCACGGCCAGCGCGATGATTTGTTGTTGGGTGAGGGTCATGACTATTCCTTGATCTCTTCAACGATGATGCGGAACTTCGGCTTGCCGTTGCAATTCACAATTACCGGCTCGCCATTTGCTAGCACATGCTCACAAACAGCTCCGCATGCGGCGCCGGTAACGTCCTGCTGGTTTGCCGCCCAAGTCATGCCATCTTTCAAGACATGGCCAGCATAAATGCGCTTGGTAATTGGACTGGTTGCTACGTGCAATGGCTTCATTCCCCACCTCTCACTTTCTGGATGACGGCGCGGGCTTCAATTTCGCGCTCACGTCCTGTCATGTACTCCGCTTCCTCAACGTCACACAGCAAAAGCTCAAGCGCGCCAAGTAGCGTGCATACTTGATCTTCCAACTGCTGCTTGCGCTGGTTCTCGGCAAAAAGGCTGGCGCGTTCGGTTTCTAGTTGCTGCTCGACGCTGGCGCCACCGGATGCCTGATGATCAACTGTCAAGGATTCCTTGACGGTTGCGCCCATGACCGCTCGCGCACGCTCTACGGCCTTTATTGGCTCATCGGTGTGCCATTTCTCACGGCCAGGCACCCAAGAAATCACATCTCTCAATGCAGCCAGCAGCTGCGCATTTTGCAGCATCAGCTGGTCGCGCTCTTCCTCGATCTTCTGCGTGCAAAAGCTTAGGCGCTCTCTCGCTTCAATGTGGGCGGCAGTTAACGCCGCCTTTTCCAGCAGATCAGTACTCAGCCCAGCACACGCATTTACCGCCGCCACTATGCGGCGGGCGTCAGGCTCGGAAATGGCAGCAGGGTAATACGTCTGGTTGTCAGCAATCACATTGCCGTCTGCGCTTACAATCTCAATGCCAAACTCACCGGCAGAGTGAAATTGCTCCATGCTCTGCACTTTCCAAGGCGTTTTGCTATGTTCCATTCTCACTTCTCCAGTTCAGCTAGCAGGGCGTCGGCCAGTCTTACCGACATAGCAGCAACGTCGTTTTCTGTGCAGTTGCACAGCGACCAGCCGCACATAGCGTTTGCTTGCATCGGGCCGCCGTTATTTGCCAACAACCCCTGCATGGCCTTGATGGCGGCGTATTGGCGGAGTGTCATGCCTTTATCGTGGCATGGGTCAGTCACCGGGAACGCCGGCCCGCTGGTGTCTTTGCTCATTTGGTTTGCTCCTTTAGATCATAGATTGCTTTTGCTGCAATTCTTCCTGCGCGATGGGCAAGAGGATGAAGTGGAATAGATGCAATTTCTTCTAGTGCCACTACCAACTCATCCCGCTGCGCCTCAGCAGCCTTGCGACGCACCAACTCCGCAGCATGATTACGCAGCAACTCAGCACGCTTTGCACTCCATGCAGCGCGTTCCGTTTCAAGCTGCCGTGCCAGTTCTTGCAGGTCGCTGATGGCTTCGTTCAGCACGCTGTGAAACTTGCATTCCGCATCTGCCACTTTCTGCCACTGCTCAATCGTTCGGTTCATATCCATTTCCTTGGTTGATGCATCAATCTTATACGCGGAATTATGGCGCGTCAACTTATCTAAGCGCAAATGCCGCAGCAATCTCCGCCTGCTTGTTGTTATCTAGCACGCCCTTTTCGCATAGCTTGATGAAATGATCTCTAGCAGCCTTTTCATTGCCGTTCGCCAGCATCATTGCCAACGATCTAGGAATCACCATGGCAGTGCTTGGCGACACAATGCCAGCATCGCTTAGCATCCATCCAGACACGCCCATAACGCACCCTTGGTCAAACTCACCTTTCCACTTCGCGTTTCGATACCACTTAGCAAACTTCTGGAAGCTCATGAAGTCGCCAGCAAGCTTTTTACGGTGCCGCAAGTATGCCCAGCATGCATGCCCAGCACCTACAGATTTTGAGCAAAAAATGCCTTTCCCCATCTTTGCAACTTCTTCTTTATCGTGTAGCATAGGAAGATTTTACCTATTTAATTTTAACTAATAGATAGAAGAACCCTTAAATCTTTCTTAAATACGAATACTCATACTCCACCCATCGCCCTCTTTCGAGGGCTGTTTTTAGTTTCGGGATAACGACTGAGTTTCGGGCGTAGTTTCGGGCGAAGTGCAAAAACGTCTGAAACCCTTGCCACATAAGGCTTTCAGAGTTTCGGGCGTTTCGGGCTTTCGGGATTCGCTATTTTTGCCGCGCCGCTTTTTTGCAAACACGAAAAAACGTCTCCCGAAACGCCCGAAACTCTAAAGCCATTGATTTCAAAGGATTTTTTGCATTAGTTTCGGGATAAAACACCGCATCCCGAAACTAATCCCGAAACCCGAAACTAGGGCGTGAGCTGCTTGTTAAAGATCGTTCATCCATGCTGCCAAAGTGCTGTGCAAAAGTAAAGCCCCCGAAGGGGCTTTTATCAGTCGTCTACGGCCATGTAGTCCTTGCCGGTCTCGGTGCAGATGTATCTGGCTGTCTTTCTACCGGTATGCGGCGAGTGCTCCGACTCCTCCAGCATGCCGTCACGCACCATTATTTTGATGACTGCTGAAACATCGTCCTTCTTGTAGAACTTGTTCCTGCACCTGGTCGTTATCTCCCCTTGCGACGCCCACACTTGGCACACATCCAGAATCTTGAGCATCAGCGCCCGCTTGCGGTCATCGTGGTCGTTGCTGCCTTCCTTGTCGGAAATCTCTACCTTGCGAATCTTCGTCTCAATATCGCTCATCACCAGCTTGGCTGCATAGCGCACCACGTCGATATCAACCTTCGACTTGTTCCAGCCTGCCACGGCAATGCAGACCTTCACAATCATCTCGGTAGCGCGGCGTGCCAATGGCGTCATGCCCTTGCCCTTGAGTGCTTCGGCCCACTCGAACAGGTAGCCTTGCATGCGGGACAGGAAATCATCCGCTTCCGCCGTGACTTCCAGTGCAAACCGTTCATGGCAATCATCAATCCTGCCTGCCGTGTTTTCCGGCATGGCAAAGCCAGGTTCAGCAATGCGCATTTCTAGATGCATGGGCGGCTTGCTGGGCGGTGCAAACCCCTGCTTTGGCATTGGGTTGGCTTCCGGCTCAAAGAACACCAGCGCACGGCTTAGAAAGCCGCTCTCTACCTGCTCGCGGGTGAATGCATCAACCATGGTGGCGGGCGTTGCTGTGGTGAACATGGACAGCCACGGGTTGACCAGCCCGCCGTTATCATTGATCGTGCCGAACAGCTTTTTCAGGTAGTTGGCCGCGTCCAATGCCGCTCGACCCTCCGGCGAAGTCTTGCCGTAATCCTCCAGCTCCCGCATGTGCTTGCTAATCTGCTGGCCGATAGCTGCAAGGATGCTTTCACGGCGAGACAGGTCAACCATCAGCACGCCGTTGGCCTTGGTGTACGCCTCCATGATCGTGCCGATCACGCCCTCAAGGTAGGATGCATTGCCGGACTTCTTGGAGTTCTGTACGCGGCCAAGAAAGATACCGAACTCATCTATCAAGAAGTTGCTGTACTGGTTGTATGCGAAAGTATCTAGCAGGTCTTTGTCAGACTTGATGCGGCCATGGCAGGCGCGGCCAAGCCCTGCATAGGTCAGCAGTTCGCGGGCGGTGGCCATGGCCGATTCTTTGCCCGTGGCAGATGCGGCAATCACCAGCAAGATGAGGTTTGGCGTCACGCCAGACCAGCGCCCTGGAATGTAGAAATGCCGTCCGGCAATGTTGCTGGCGACTGTCAGCGTGGTGGCTAGCGCCAAGTTGCGGTTATCAAACAGCGATTTGTCGCGCACGTACTGCAACAGGTCGCCCATATTGCCAGGCGGTTGCAACAGATCAATATCATCCAGCTCTGTCACTTTCTGGCGCGGTGCTGTCTTTGTCGATTCCTGCTTCGTCCCCCAATTGCCCCAATTGTCGATCCATTCCCGCTCTGCGTCGGTCAGTTCAGCGTCCAAGTGGTCGCGCTGCACCCAGCCGTGACGCTGTGCCATGGAAACCAGCGTTGCAATGGTCACGCTGCTAGATACCCGCTTGCCGAAGCTGTGCCAGCGTGCCGACATTTCACCGGCGGAATACTTTGCCCCGCGACTAGACCATGCATCCCATGCGGCAAAGCCTTCTTGGCTGCCATCCGTCCCGCGATGCACGGCCATGCCAACCTTGAACCAGTCATCATGTCCCATGTCTGGGTCTAGATAGGTCAGCATGTGTTCAATGTCGCGTATATCGGTGTCAGAGTGGTCGCCTTCCATGCGCTGCACTTTTGCACGGGCAATCAGTTTAGCCAGCGGCGCAGGCAGGATAACCAGCTCGGCCACATCCGACTTGGCAAACGAGTGCCACGTATATTCACTGCCAGACGCGTGCAGACTTCCAGGGATCACTACAAACCCGCCGCCCTGTTTAATGTCGATACCTTGGTACTCCTTGGGCATCTTCCATGCCAGATCAGCGTCAGGCTTGGCAAAGTACAGATGCAAACCGCCACCGCCAGTCTTTACTACGGCACTGCAAGCATCAATCAGGTTGACGCCAATATCCGCTTGCAGTCGCTCAAAGGCAATATCGCCGCCATTGCGCGGGTCAATGTCGATCACGATATGGCCAGCATCCAGCGCCCAGCCTAGGCCGGTGTACGGCTCCATCATTTCGCCATCAAGCCACGTATCAATTACCGCCTCATCTACTAGCGGCTGCTTCACCCACTCATTGCGGGCGGGATGCTTGCCCGCTGCAAGGCAATTGCGGTTGCCGCACTCACACGCGCCATGCTTGATGCGGTGCAAAGGGAATACGCGCAAGCCTGCTTGCACGAACTCTATGGTGTTTTCGTAGAGGTCAGACATTCTTCTTCCTTTTGTATGCTTCCAGACTCTGCTTGTTCACTACCCAGATACCACTGAATCGCGTTCCCTTGATCTGGCCGTTACGCAGCAGCCTGCGCACATACTCCTTGGAAACGCCCAAATATTCTGCTGCTTCACTGATTGGCATGATTACCTCCTGTTTGTTGCATGGCGGAACTATAGCACGTTGCATGTCGGAACAAAAAGAGCTTGACGACGAAAAAAACGACGTTCATAATGGCCTCACGTTGTCAGCAAGGCGACGCACTCACTAGGAGTAAATCACATGGATGTAAAGACCCTGTGCGAGTCCTACGACTCGCTAGGCAAGCAGATTGCACAGCTTGAATTGGCGCGTGCAAAGCTGGCCGAAAACATCATTTTGGCGACTGGCCACGATCACATTGGCCAGAAAACATACCAGCATGATGGCGTGAAAGTAACCATCACCACCAAAGAGAATTACACGCTAGACAAGGCGCGGCTCAACGTGGAATGGACGGAAGCATTGCCGGTCAATCGCAGCTACAGCTACACGCTGCGAGAGAAAGACTTCAAAGCAATGATGGAGCATGGCAGCAGCGAGCAAAAGCAACTGCTGGCGGAAATCGTGACAAGCAAACCGGCCAAGCCGGTTGTTAAGGTGGAGTGGAAATAATGGACTTGAAAAGCATGATCTCCCGCCCCGTCAGCGATGCGCCAATGCTGACGATCTTTGGCGAAGGCGGCACAGGCAAAACAAGCCTGGCGGCAACATTCCCCGCCCCGGTGTTCATCCGCGCCGAAGATGGCTTTGACGTGTTTGCAGGCAAGAAAGCCCCGAATGCTTTCCCTGTACTGAAAAACGGTGAAGATATTTTCGAGCAGCTGGACGCCCTGCTGGAACAAGAGCATCCGTTCAAGACGCTGGTTATCGACAGCATCACCAGCCTGGACAAAAAGTTCGAGTCTGACATTGTGCGCAAAGACCCCCGCGCCAAGTCGATCAATCAGGCCATGGGCGGGTATGGCGCTGGCTACTCAGCTGTTGCCGAACTGCACAGCAAGGTCAAAGACCGTTGCGACCAGCTGCGCGAGAAGAAAGGCATGACCATTGTCTTTCTCGGCCACGTGGAAACGGAAACGATGGACTTGCCGGACGAGCCGAACTATTCGCGCTACTCCATGCGCATTCACAAGAAGTCTATCGGCTACTACACGGACTTCGTTTCGCTGGTTGGCCTGTTGAAGCTGCAAACCATCGTCGATCAGGAAAGCGGCAAGGCCAAGAGCTTTGGCGACCGCGTCATGATCGTAGACAAGCGAGCATCCAGCATCACCAAAAACCGATACGGCATTGTTGATGATATCGACGTGGCCGAAGGCAGCAACCCGCTGCTTGATCTGATTCCTTATTTTAAAAACGCAACTCAGGAGTAATACAGGATGCTGCCATCTAGTGTTGAGTCAATGATAGAGCCAAGTTCTTTATTGGATTTGTTTCTGTACGATGCTGATTCAGGTCTTCTTTACTGGAAAAAAAGCATGAAGCTGGCTGGCACAAAAAGAAAAGATGGCCGCATGCAAGTTCAGGTATTTGGAAGGGTTTTTCTGTCTCACAGGATTGTATGGGCTATTCACCATGGATCGTGGCCTAGTTTTTTTGTTGACCACATAGACATGGACAAAATGAATAACAAAATATCAAACCTTAGAGAGGCAACCAAAGAGGAAAACTCAAGAAATACCAAAAAGAAAAAGACCAATACATCAGGACTAAAAGGCGTTTCGTTCCATAGGCTTTCTGGAAAATGGAGGGCAGACATAAATCTTGGAATGAGACAGGTTAGTCTTGGATTGTTTTGCAGCAAAGAAGATGCTTATGCAGCATATTGCAAAGCATCAAAAGATTACCACGGTGATTTTTCAAATTTAGATCAGGAGTAGCAAATTATGGCAGTTTCTTTCTGGAACGTAGACGGCGAAGACGTAACCAAATCCGAGATCAAAGAACAGGACAACAGCTTTAAGCCGCTGCCTGAGAACTGGTATCAAGGCCTGGTTGACAAGATCGAAGTGAAGGATGGCGATTACGGCCAAAGCATCCGCGCCACGCTGTCGTGCAAGGTCGGCAACGACATGAAGAAAACCAGCATTAGCTTGAAGTGCTGGGATCAGGACACCAAGAAGCGCAAGCGTGCCATTCAAATGCTGGTGCTGCTGTTTCGCGTTGCTGGCAAAGACCTGCCCCGCGACGAGCCGAGCGACGAAAACCTGCAAGCCATCGTTGGCAAGAAGATGGGCTTCAAGATCGGCCTGTACGAAATGACCACAGATGACGGCAAAGAGCTGTCCGGCAACTGGCTGCAATACGTCGGCACTTCGCAAGAAGCCAAAGAAAAGGCGACCGCGCCGAAGGAGGAGGTGAAGAAGCCCGCGCCGAAGCAGGCTGACGACATTCCAGGCTTTGACGACGATGTAGACTTCTAACACCTCGGGGGCGCAAGCCCCCATTTCAATCAGGCCAAAAAATGATCAAAGCCGAACAGATTCAACAAGAAATAGACGCGATGTGGTCGGAAATGCCGCGTGAGCAGCGCGACTACATCGGCGCATCAGAGATAGGCCACGAGTGCGAGCGGTTCCTGTGGCTCAAGTTCCATCGCTGCGTATGGCCGGAGCAATTTGAACCGCGCATGCTTCGCCTGTTCAATCGTGGCCACCGCGAAGAGTTCCAGTTTGAGGCGATGCTCAAGGCTGTCGGCTTCAAAGTTCTAGACAGCTGCCAAGGTCAAGGCGGGTTCAAGCGTGGATTTTTCGCTGGGCATTGGGACGGGCGCGTTGAGCGTGACGGCCTGACCTATACCGTTGAGTACAAAACCCACAGCGAAAAGTCATTCAACCTTCTATCGCTGAACGGCGTGAAAGAGTCCAAGCCACAGCACTATGCGCAAATGTGCGTGTACGCCAAAGAGCAAGGCAGTGACGGCATGATTTACATGGCCGTTAACAAGAACAACGATGATCTGCACATCGAAGTACTGCCGCGCGATGATGCTCACGCCGACGAAATGGCAGCGCGTGCTATTCGCATCGGAACGGACTTCCAGCCGCCAAAGAAGATCGCCAAAAGCGTGACGGATTTCCGTTGCAAGTTCTGCAATGCAAAGCCAGTGTGCCACGGAATGAAAGCCATGCGCATTGATTGCCGCAACTGTGCAAACGTAGAGAAAGACGCGGAAACCGGCAAATTCAAGTGCGAGCTAGGCCGTGAGCTGGTGCCGTGTGAGCGCCACACGTTCAACCCGCTAGCACTGGCAGACTGCTACGGCATGAAGATTGACAAGGTAGATCCAGCACAAAAGCAGATCACGTTCCTACGCAAAGACGGAACATCGCTCAAGATCGGAGGTGATGATGGACTGCATTCTGATGAAGTGATGACGATACTATGCGACTGACACCGCGATACTATCAACAAGAGGCGTTTGACGCCGCCGTGGCGCATCTGGTCAAGTCAGATGAACCTGGCATTCTTGAGCTGGCGACAGGCGCTGGCAAGTCGATTATTGTCGCCATGCTAGCCGATTGGCTGGCTGGCAAGAATCGCCGCGTGCTGGTGCTGACGCACTCTAGCGACCTGGTGAAGCAAAACCACGCCAAATACCTGATGACCGGCAACGATGCGGGGATTTTTTCCGCCAAGCTAGGGAAAAAGAACCATCGCCACCAGGTCATTTTTGGCGGCGTGCAAAGCGTTGTGCGCAGCCTTGAAAAGTTCGACCAGCCGTTTTCGCTGATTATCGTAGACGAGTGCCATCAGGTGGCCACCGATGGCGGAAGCTATCAGAAAGTGTTCCAGCACTTCTACGCCATGAACCAGAAAATGCGCGTTATCGGCCTGACTGCTACGCCATCACGCGGCAAGTATCGGCTTGTTGCGCCTGACAACTTCTTCAAGCATACGATCTATCGCAAGCTGACAAAGGCGCTTATCGACGAAGGCTTCCTGTCGCCTATCGTGTACGGTGCGCCCAGCGTTGAGGAGTACCAGCTGCTAGGGGTGAAGCTGAACAGCATGGGCAAGTTCAATCAGGCAGACATTGACGCCGCCACGCTGGGGCAAGAGCGCCTTACCCGCGCCATATGCACCGACATCATGGCCAACATGTACGCGCAGAATCGGCAGCTGTGCATGATCTTTGCCGCGTCCATCCAGCACGCCGAAGAGATTGTCGGCTATCTGCCTGCCGGCCTAACCGAGATTGTGACTGGCGCAACATCGCAAGGCGACCGTGACGACATTATCGAAGCTGCCCGCAATGGCCCGATACAGTACCTTGTGAACGTCGGCACGCTTACGACGGGCGTAGATATACCAAGGTGCGATTGCATCGCGCTGCTGCGTGCTACGGAGTCGCCAGCACTGCTATCGCAGATCATTGGCCGTGGCTTGCGGCTATCTCCAGAAACCGGCAAAGAAGATTGCCTGCTGCTGGACTATGGCCAGAACATTGACCGCCACGGCGAGGCGGAGGACGATCTTTTCGGCCAGCTGGAAGATATGAAGGTCAAAGAGAAATCCGGCGACCTGACCAAGGTATGCCCCGAGTGCAACAATGAATCTGGCTTCTTTGCACGGCGATGCAAGCACAATGCTGGATGGGATGGCGAGATGTGCGGCTATCGGTTTGAGTTCAAAACCTGCCCATCGTGCGACACGGAAAACGATATTACCGCCCGCTACTGCTGGCACTGCCAGCATGAGCTGGTAGACCCAAACGACAAGCTGAGTCGTGCGGCAAGCGTCGGGAGTGCGCAGAACCTGGACGAGCTGCCGGTGATTCAGACGGTACTCATGCCACACAAGAAAGACGGCAAGACGCTGTTGCGTGCTGACTACACCGTGCAAGCAGACACTAAAACGCTTGTTGTATCGGAGTATTTCCACGAATCGCATGAATCGCCTTTCGTGGTGATGAAGTATCGGCAGTTTCTGAAAGACATAGGCGCATCAGGCACGGTTGAAGATGTGCTAGAGGGAGACAATTATCAAGGCGTTGAGCGCGTCACGCTGAAAAAGAATGGCCGGTACTACAACGTCGCCAAGCGTCATCTAGGCCGGCCAACACCAGTTACAGTACACAAGAAAGGGCAATTCCAATGGACGTAAAAGTGCCGTATGAGTCTGACGAACAGATTGCATTTGTGAAGTGGTTTCGAGCCACGTTTCCAGATGTGCTGATCTTTTCGATTCCGAACGGGGGAAGTCGCCAAAAGCGTGAGGCGCTGAAGCTTAAGGCCGAAGGCGTCGTTTCTGGCGTGCCTGATCTGGCAATACCTGAATGGCGCTTGTTCATCGAGATGAAGCGCCAGAAAAGCGGAACCGTCTCGCCTGAGCAGAAAGCCATCATGGCAGAGCTGGTGCGTGTCGGGTATGTGTGCCAGGTTTGCAACGGGTACGCAGCGGCAAAGGACTTTGTGCTATCTTTTGTTGACGCGAAATCACGCGGCGTATAGCATGGTTGTACCAACTGAGGAGATTGAAATGACCCTATCCGAACAAACCCGCAACCGCTTAGACGGCGAGCATCTGATCCGCCGCAACACGCTGGCAGATATGGCTGGCTGGGTTGATGCTCACGAAGCATACGCTAATGAATTTGGCCATCAGGTGTTTTGCAACTTTGCAGGCGTTCAGCTGTGGCCTGTTGTGTACGTTAAGGATGCGTCAGAGTATGAATGGACGCGCACGCTGTATGGCGATAAGCCTTTGTATAAGGTTGCCTATCAGGGTTTTGTGTTGAATGTTTTGGAGTGGTGATTGTGCACTACGAACTAGTCACCATCCACTACCACGGCCTATTCTTCGATGCGCGGGTGTCGGCTGATGATGTGGTGTTTTTCTACGAAGATGCGCCGCTGGGCGAGCTGTTCAAACTGTTTGACCGCTTACACCGTGCGGAAATGACTAGACTGGCCGTCACTGCGGCATTGAAACAAGCTGCCGACAAGGCGGCGTTTGATAAGTGGAGTGATGCGAAATGCTAGAAATTGACAAGATCATTGCGGATATTGATGCAATGCCGCTAGAACAAAAAGTAGATGCAATTAATGATCTGCGTGCAAAAATCCATGCAATCAGCCCATTTAAAACAGAGCCGGTTGATTTCGTGCGCTGGGTGCGCAGCGACAATGTTCACCAGAACGACTACAACCCGAACAGCGTAGCGCCGCCAGAAATGGAGCTGCTTCACCACTCCATCAAGAGTGATGGTTACACGCAGCCAATTGTAACAATGCCTCATGATGACAAGTTTGAAGTCATTGACGGCTTTCATCGTCACCGCGTTGGCAAGGAGTGCAAAGATATTCAGCAGCGCATTCATGGCTATCTTCCGCTTGTTGCCGTGTCTGCCGACCGTTTCGACAAGAACGACCGCATGGCTGCTACCATTCGGCACAACCGCGCCAGGGGCAAGCACAAGGTTGAAGCAATGTCTGACATTGTTGTCGAGTTGAAGCGACGCTTTTGGTCTGATGAGCGAATTTCCAAAGAACTTGGTATGGAGCCTGACGAGGTTCTGCGCTTGCAGCAAGTTACTGGCCTTGCCACGTTGTTTGCTGATCGCGAGTTTTCCGAAGCGTGGGAAGCCGAGTCTTTCACTGGAGATGAAGATCAGGAATTGATTGATGAAGATTAAGCGCGTGTTTCATCGCTGGGAGAAGTGCGAAGAGTACAAGACAAACATGTGGCGAGCAGTGCCGCCGGAAGATCGTGATGGCTATGTTGCAAAATCAAGACAGCTAATGCTTGATTGCGATGCTTTTGAGCTAGCAATGCGCAAGGCCGTTGATGAGTGGCCTTTTTCATGCGAGGCTGCGCTTTCTGCATCGACAATGAATCATCAAGCATGGATTGGCCATGCCGGATGTGCAATTGCTCACAATGCGCCGGAAGACCTTACTCGCCAAGCATGGCGAACGCTGACAAAAGATCAGCAAGATGCGGCAAATGCTGCCGCAGATCGCGCCATTGCATACTGGCGAGAAAACTACATAAGGAGATTGAAAAGTGCCTAAACGTGGACTGGGTATAGATGTTTTTACCGCTGCAAAGCAGCGCATCGAATGGACATTTGACAACTTCGAGCGCATATATCTTTCGTTCAGTGCCGGCAAAGATTCATCCGTAATGTTGCATATGGTGATGGATGAAGCAAAGCGCAGGAATCGCAAGATTGGCGTTTTCTTTATCGACTGGGAGTGCCAGATTGGACTGACCATCGAGTACGCCAAAAAGATGTACGAGCATTACGCGGAATGGGTTGAGCCGTACTGGATTGCACTTCCAATCAAGACATGGAACACATGCAGCCAGTACGAACCGGAGTGGACGGCGTGGGACAATGAAAAGCGTGACTTGTGGGTACGTCAGCCGGAAAGAGTGAGCATTACTGATATGTCGTTTTTTCCATTCTACTACGAAGGCATGCCGTTTGAGGAGTTTGTTCCGGCGTTTGGCGAGTGGTACGCACAAGGCCAGCCATGCGCATGCTTTGTAGGTATTCGTGCCGATGAGAGCCTAAACCGTTTTCGCACCGTTGCACGCTCTGACAAGCCGACGATTGGCGGGCGGATGTGGACAACCAATGCTGTTGCCGATGTATGGAACATTTACCCAATATATGACTGGCGCACGGAGGACATTTGGACGTATTTTGGCAAGGAAAACAAACCATACAATCGTCTTTATGACCGCATGTATCAGGCAGGCATCAAGATCAGCCAGATGCGCATTTGTGAGCCATTTGGCGATGAGGCGCGCAAGGGTCTTTGGCTGTACCAAGTCGTTGATCCTGCCATGTGGGCAAAGGTATCGCTTCGCGTGGCGGGGGCAAACACTGGCATGCAATACTGCCAAGAGAAAGGCGCAGTTCTCGGCAATCATCACATTGCGCTGCCAGACGGACACACTTACGAAAGCTTTGCCAAGCATCTGCTGAACACCATGCCTCCGCGAACAGCAGAGCATTATAAAAACAAGCTGGCCGTGTATCTCAAGTGGTGGTCAAAGCGCGGTTACGAAGACGGCATTCCAGACCATGCGGAGGTTCGTCTTGAAAGTGCAGGCAAAGTGCCGAGCTGGCGCAAAATATGCAAGACGTTCCTTCGAAACGACTACTGGTGCAAAGGTCTTGGATTTAGCCCGACAAAAAGTAGTGCATACCAGAAGTACACGGAGTTGATGAAAAAGCGCCGTGCAGAATGGGGGATTTTCAAACCGGAGGAGGCGCAAAATGCCTGACATTATCGACACCGCCAACGACGCAGCAGACCTGTTTTTAGCCGATAGCATCGCGCATTCGCAACACAAACCACTACCGCTAACCGGCTTCTGCCGCAACTGCGAAGAAGAGACGGCAGCACATTTTTGCAGCAAAGACTGTATGGATGATTACGAGTACCGGATGCATATCCGGAGAAAGCAGGGGCTTGCATGACTTACTATCACATGGCGCTTTTTGCATACTTGGCATTTATTGCCGGAGCCGTTGCGCACAAAACAAACTATGACTGGAGCGCGGCATGGATTAACTCCATTGCATTTGTTGTTTTTGTAGTAGTTCCTGCTGCGCTTGGCTACCTTGCAGGAGTATCGCAATGATCTGGATTATTGTATGGCTTCTTGCCTGCACCAATGTTGTTACGGCACTAACCGTCCGCGCCATATGGCGTGACATTGCAGAGATTCGCAGAGAAATTGCAGAGAAAGAGGATGATTTGAGATGACAAAGTTTGCAGTGATTTTGGCGATTTACATCACATCTTTTGTGGTGATGTTTGCATGCAGCGTTGGCGAGACGAGACCGGCATTTGTTATTGACTGGTATCACGTAGCGTTTTCTTTCATGTACATGGCAATTCCGGCGCTGCTGGGTTTTATCATTGGTTTGAAAATGTTTAAGGAGTGGAAGAAATGAACATGGACATTATCGGCGATCAGGCTCAGTTCATGCGTGCATGTGGGCAGACGGTGGGCGAGTTTAACGAGGACCAGGTTTATCTTTACGAAGCCCTGCTAGATGAAGAGGAGCAGGAGCGATTTGAAGCCGTAGAAGATGGCAACGTAGTTGAAGAGTTCGACGCCGACCTAGACATCCTCGTCGTGCACATCGGGCGCATGCTGTCGCGCTGGCACCCAAACATGATCCAAGCAGGCTGGCACGAAGTCATGCGCTCCAATATGAGCAAGTGCGTTTCTGACTTGGAAGGCAATCCGGTTGTTATCAAGCGTGCGGACGGAAAAATTCTCAAGCCGGACACCTACAGCCCGCCAGACTTGGCAAGCATCATGCGGAGGTTTGGTTATGACATCTGACGAAATAGAAGCATGGCGCAAAGCAAATCCTGGATTGCCAATCGCTAAGTGATGCAACAAAACAACAGCCGCCGTCGTGCGGCTTTCTTCTTGTTGACGCGTTGTGATGTGGCGTATATATTGAACACATCGAACCGCAGCAAGGATAAGCAAATGCACCACTTCGCCGAAGCAGCATTCTACCTATTCGACCACATCCAGCGCGGGCTGATGTGGCTGTTCAATATCAAGGAGTAAGACATGGCCATCAATCAAGATTTTGCAGACCGCACATGGTGCACCAAGCCCGGCACCAAACAATGGCACGACGCATGGCTTAAAGCCTTCCGCGCAGCCAATCCTTTTTTGCAGCCGAAAGTGGGTATCAGCAGTGCGCATCCGCGCCAGCCGGTGAAGTTTGCGAGGGTGATGAAATGACAGATCGTGAATTGTTGGAACTGGCGGCGAAGGCAGTAAACAACGGGTGTTGGCATCCATTAACTCATGAGAAACCTTGGAATCCACTCACCGACGACGGCGACGCGCTGCGGTTGGCGGTAAGTTTGGGAATCATTGTGGAGGCAGGGCAGGCATGGGTCAGCAAATACGGGCCTATGTACGGCGAAGATGTGCTGCCAAATCCTTACGCCGCCACCCGCCGCGCCATCGTCCGCGCAGCAGCGGAAATCGGAAAGGCCATGCAATGACCCTCCACCGCACATCAGCCAACGGCAAAGAGCGTGTTCGCATCCAGACGCAGCGCGCAGCAATCGAAGCGCGGGCGCGTCATCTTATCCCGTTTCAGCCGCAAACCGACCTGCACCGCAAAGCTATCCGCGACAGACTGGAGGCGCGGAGGATTGAGAAGGAGGCGGACGAATGGTAGCTCTCGCCGGCCTATTTGGTAATGCCATACCAGTGAACGAGGAGGACAGGCTGCTTCAGGTTATCAGCAATGCTCAAGACAAGCTGAAGCATGTCCGCAAAAAAGCTGGAACGTACAAAGGCAGACCATGCAAGCACTGCGGAACAACTACACGCCATGCATCAAATGGAAAGTGCAAGCACTGCCGGACAAAAGGCAAGCGCAAGTTTTATGGCGATGACGGAAAGCCGCTTGGTGCCATACAGCTTACAGTGCTAAAAGAACTTCAGCGCAGCGATGGCACGGCAAACAATCTGGCACAACGACTCAACATGCCAGCAAAAAGCGTGAGATTCGCAATCAATGCACTGAAAGAGCGTGGCCTGATTCACTCGCCATATTCAGTATCTGAGAACAAGCGAAGAGAGTTAGTGCACAGGGCTGGAGCTGGTGAAAATGCGAAATACACATCAGACAGGCATGAGGCGCAAAAGGCATACAGAAAAGCGTATGTCGCTAGAACGATAGAAAGAATAGGCGAGGAGCGTTTTAGGCTTATATGCCTATCAAGGCGAAATGGTGCCAGCGTAGTTGTTCACGATGGCGTGAAAATTTGGGAAAGAGGCAAAGGAATACTTGTATGAAACGCAAACCAATCCACGACCCGCTAGCAGTGCTGGCGGCCAATACCACGCTCGGACAAGACGCTGACCGTCAATTTCTGCCATTCCTCGTGCATCTGGAAGAAATCCGTCAAGGCCACGGCACGCAGGATAACTACGACGTTTGCAGCGTGTATTTGCAGGCCATGTTGTCTACCGTAGCATCTGCTAGACACCAGCAGCTGCGGGCGCTGATTATCGACGCGTGTAATGCGTGGCTGGAAGCCGACGCCAAGCGGGCAAAAATCAAGACAGACAGGATGCTGCTGACCGGCGACCAGATGAAGGCGATCAGTAAGGCGGTGAGGTTCTTCCTAATGGTTATGCCGCAGGTAAAGCTTGGCATTTGGGCGGCTGCCGTGGCACATGGTCGCAGAGTGCTGGAACGCAGCATTGTTGAGTACAATACGCGATACGGTGTATAGTTCTGTGTGTAACAGATAGAGGAATACACACATGAACTTTCGACAATACTTTTTCGCGCTCAAGGCAAAGATCGGCCATGCGATGCCGACAAAGCAAAGCATTGCTGCCGGTCTGTCCGTAAGCATCTATGACGTAACGGCAATGATGCATGAAGTCGCGCAGCCCACGCCGGTACAGCTGGCAGCAATGGCGGAAATTCTCGCCCGCCCGCCGTATCCTGGTTACGTTACCGTATCCACCATGGCCAAGCATCGTGGCTGCACACGTCAGTACGTGCATCGATTCATCAAATCCGGCACGCTGCCACAGCCGGAGACTATCAACAATGTTGCCGTGTGGCGCGGCGAAGAGTATCGGCATATTTGGGAAGGGGTTTATCATGAGTGATTTTCCGTATAAGCGTTTTGTTCTAACTCCATCGTTCTTAATCAAGGAGGTGGAGATCGTAGGCGATGCAAGAACTTTTGGATGGTCGCCATGTTCTGAGAAGTGGGTATCGTCAGCATCTGGCAAGGAGTATCGCGCGTCGGAGGTCTTTCAAACAGAACAGGATGCGGCAGAATTCGCTAACGCGCGCATGGCAAAAGAGGCCGAACGCCTGCAAAAGATGCAAGCATCGCTTGAAAAGCGCAAGGCCAACGTGGCGAAGTGGGAGCCAAAAGCATGAGCAGACAACGCCGCAATAACTGGATTTACCAAGCCCGCAAGAAAGCGGCATTCCACGGTGCGGCGCACCAGTGCAACGAACGCAAGGCGGGGGTGAGTGAGAAGTGAAACACGACATTCCAACAAACCCTGACGTCGTAATGATCGACGCCAGCATCGTCGCACCGCCAGTGGGCGTAAAGCTGCTGCTGGGCAATAGCCAGCTTGGAATTACCACTATCGGCCAATGGCAATCCGGTTTTGACTGCTGGGCGTACTTTCCGAAGTTTCCTGATACGTTGAAGCGAAAAAAGGTTGACGCGGATTAGGTTGGTGTATATAGTTTGGGTTGTTGGTGACGCGCAGTGGCGATGGGATGACGAAAGAAAATGATGGACTGCTATGCAGGACGCTTCAAAAGCCGGCAACTGCCGGCCGGCCACCAACAAAGATCACGCCCAGCATTTCCCAGCATCACACGCTGGCCGCTCAGGGGCATAAATGAGCGGGAACCTTACCCTGAGTTGCTGGAACGGGAAAGTGTGAACCAGCATGGCGGTTGCGGGTCATATAGCTAGGCGCTGTCCACGCAGATAATGACAGCACTATCGAGGCAGCCGGTTACGCCAGTAGTATTAACTGCCTCTCTCCTTTCCCGCCTCGCCAGCGGTTCATCTGCACGGCGCGATTGACTGGCGTAAGCAGTCGCAACACAGTAGCGCCATTGTGTGTGAAAAGGTGCAGCCGGTAGCAAAAGCGACTAGATTCTAGATGACGTTACTGTGTTGGTTTGGGTCGGGGGTTCTCGGCTGCTGACACGCTTTCCAGATTGAGCGCATCAATCGGCAGCATCGCTTGGGCTGCACCCAAGGGCGGGCTTTGCGATTGAGCCATATCATAGAGTGCAAGGAGCAATGCCATAAATTCTCTGACAGCTCGGAAAGACGAGCACCAACAACAATGTGCCATGTGTGGCATCGGTGATTTGCAGATTATCGAAAAGCGCATCAGTCAGGCTGCAACCTGACGCGGGACTGACTCCGGATGGCACATTGTTGTTGGTGAATGCGCAGGCTGATGCGCGAGATCAACGGTGAAAAGCCGTGGTGTTCTGCTGGACAAGCCGAGAGGACGAAACCAGTAAAGCCGGAGATCAGCACCGGACACCAACACCCAATCACTCCCCTTCGCCCGCCTTGCGCGGGTGTTTTTTTGAGGTGCACGTATGGAATACTTCAACCTACTGGCCGCCATCGTTGGATACGCTTCAATGATCGTAGTGATTTACTTCCTCCTGCTGCGCTGGCCTATTCGCTTTTTGTCGCTTGTATTGTTTCACATGGTCGCCTATGCACGCGCCGGACATTGGAGAGTTCTGCACAAACTTCCGGCCATGGTATGGCGCGAGGACGCTCGCCACATTTGGGATTTGGTGGAATGCAGCACGCTTAATATGACATGGTGCGGCGCGTTTAGGTGGAAGTTTCACCGCAGAAAGTAGC